GATCCAGTCACGATATCGCCGCGTGCCGCGATCAGCGATTTGACCACGTAGGCCGAACCTTCCAGATCGTCGAGCTTATCTGCATTAAGGTTCGCGACTTTGGTGGTGCTCGCAATGGTTAGCGGAGCAGTTCCGGTCACCACATCCGATTCAAATGTCTGCGCTCGGACCTCATATGCTCCGAAATCTATGTCTGCTCCAACCGCGGTTACCGGCCAAACCTGCCGCCAGACAGCCGCGTCTTGCGCAGCCGATTCGCATACATAGATGTTAGGGCCGCCTGCATAAATCCAGATAGAGCCCGCCGAATAGCCATCGTCTATGTCGTCGCCCACTCCTGGCGCTCTGACGGCGGATCGTTCCAGTTTGGCAGTGGTGGCGTCGATTAGATCCATATTCGCATTCATGGTGCTGGCAAAGCCCGCTTCTGCATTTTCGGGCTTCTGATATTCGTTATAGGTTGTGGATAGGACCATAGGATCACCGAAAGTTATAAATATGAATAGTCATTAATGGCTAATTATGGCATTAGCACCAAAATATATCCCGATGCACATCACGGTCCGGGAAGATCTGAGGGACTGGATAATGGAGCATTCGGAAATTAATTTGTCTGGATTGGTTCAGGTAGCCATCCTGAAAGAGATAGAATTGAGGAAGAAATCATGATGGTTGAACTTCGCAATTGTACTCTGGAAATCAATGATATCGTGCATGGAGTTAGCTTACCGCCATGTTTCGTAGGTCAACCGGGAATATATCATTGTCATGCATCGGGAATGTGCCCACCAAGCGAAGCTCCGATGTGTCCTTTCTTGGTGCATCCGGGAAATGATCTTGAAGCAATGTGGGATGGCGAGAAGCATTATTTTGTGACAGGAAGGCCGATTCTATGATCATCCACCTGCAGAACTGCTCTCTGGAAATCGCTCACATCGGCACCGAGGAAGATATTGAGCGCGCGATCATAATCGAGCAAGCATTAGAACGCGTGTGTGAAACCGTTGGAATGTTCTCGGATGCATTGGCCCAATTGGCCGAAGCGTGCCGCGAGGCTGTGGAATCGTTCGTCCGGTTCATGCGGGAACCGGTTGACCTGGTAAAATTGTTAGGAGTTGAAAAGAAATGAAATCGATATTAGCAATCATAATTCTGGCATGTCTCATCATGCCATGCATCGCCAGCCAAGAGACAGATGCCGCATACATGGAAGGCCTGATGGCGGGCTATCGTTTCGGCTATCTTGCCATCGACGGTCAATCCAATGCCAGTGCTGAGCAGGAGTACAATCATAGAGTGGGCGAGCTGAGCGCCTGGATGAATCAGACCAATTACGATGGTCCGAGATGGGGAATGCTGCCCAAGGTCGTCATGCCAGAATTGCCGGAGATATTCAGATGAGCAGATATATTCTCGCGGGCTATAGAATTTTCATCGAGGGGGCCTTACAAGAAGTGTCCACCCACGCAGACGATGGATCGGTGAATATCCGTCCAAAGAGCATATCAATGGACCGCATATGCTCTGACAAGGAAAGCATGAAGAAAGCAATTGATGATTATTTCGAATCGGAGAGTGTTGAAAGATGAAAACAATCCTATTGATATTGATTATGCTGCTTGCCCCTGCGCTCGCAGACCCCCGCGACGGCTCAAATGGCGTGCCCTTCCTGCCGCCTGATCCAAGCCTCAAGACCACCGATAGCTTCTATCGTGGTACAGGTTGCCAGTATGTAGGCCCCGAACCCGCGCCTGCCTATGTGCTGCCGCCCATCTTTGGCGGGCCCGTGGTGGAGCCGCAAGAGAACGAGTCTTGGATGGATCTGTCTGAGCATAATGAGAAGATTTCTATTGAGACAAAGACGCTGACGGCCAAATCGAGTTATGAGCTGACGGAGAATCAGATGCAAAGGGCAAATTTGACATTAGGTTCCGAGGGATGGCTTTGAAAGACTTTGATCTCATAGAGGAAAACCGCAAAGCTCACAAAGAACTCGCTGCACGCGATGAAGCCCGAACGACTGCCGAAATCAAGCACCGTGATGCGAAGATAGCACACGACTCAATCAAGGCGGAACTGGAGTATAAGTACAAAGAATTCATGAAATCCGATCCAGTGGGCGCAAACGCCGAAATTCGCAAAGGCACTGCAGAAGCATTCGCCAAATGGGTCGATGCCGAGGGCAAGCTCTGGAAGGCGAATCTTGCCTATCGCAAAGCAGGCTATCGGGTCGATTGCATCAAAAATGAGATCGAGTTGCGAAAGTCTGCACTCGGGACGCATTAAATTTTTTGTATATAACATAGACTATAGAATGGAGGTAAACATGCCACCGCGTTTCCGGTTAACGCTGTGCCTTCGTCTGAACTATGACTATGTCCCTGCCCCCCACCCGTGTATCCGGTAAATAACGAACCCGACCTGGAAACGGCTGGACCTACCAGGTAACTCCAGCTTGCATATCCCCTCGGGTCCGTGGCCCCATAATAATCGGTGTAAGGATGCCTATGCGTGCCCATTTCTGCTTCGGTGACAGCGTGGTTGGCTATCGAGATAGTGCCCGTCGCAGTGAAGGTCGTGCTTCCGCCAGTCGCGCCGACCGCATACGCGCCACCCGCGCCGATAACTATTTTATCTAGCAAATTTACGGTGCCAGAAGTCCCATCGCAGAGATGCCACCCGGCGGGGATGCTCGCGGACGAGCCATACCATAAAATTATCAGGCCGGTCGTGCTTCCTACTACGGTCCCAAATGCATCGGCGTGCAAGTTTCCAGTGCTGCGATAGATGAGATCGGCGTCTGCGCCGCTGCCAGGACCATCGGTGGCTGCGTACCAAAATTGACTTTCCATTTCGCTTTTTGTGAAGTAGAGAGCATCATGATCATGTGACGATATGTGTACGGAGGCTTCTGTATAGATGGTTTCGAAATTATCCATATCAGTGGTCGTTATGGGGTCGCTCGAAGTCCACGGATCATGGTTCTTTGTGTAGGTCATTGGATCGCCTCATGTGTACTTCATTATATATATCATGCTGTAATAAACCGGCAATGTACTGGCGGCGCTGAATGTGATGCTTGACCCGCTTGTGTGATTATGCGATCCGCCGCCGCCTTCGTTCTGATATTCGGCATTACGCGCGGTGTAGGTGCCCCCTGTATAGCCATTTCCCATTCCAGCCGCCGTGTGGTCAGGCCCGTTGCCATATGGATTATAATAATCTATATATGAATGGTGGTGTGACGGGATTTCCGCTGTAGTTAAATAATGCGAACCTACCGCCACCGATCCCGTTGGTGTAAATGTGGCCGCCCCGCCCGTCTGGCTAACAGAATAAGCGGAACCAGCGCAAATAACAAATCTGTCCCGGAGATCCGGCGAGGTCTTCCCACCATACGCGGTCCCATCACAGACGCCATAGTTTGCTGGAATGGTGCCGGAGCCTTCTTTCCAAATCACAATACCACCGATGGGAATGGCCGAACCTATGAAGGCATCGACATCTGAACCATCCAGTTTGTCGGCATCGAAATCACTGTAGTAACTTGTCGAAAAAAATGTATCATCTGCGAGTGTCTTTGTGTAGTATCTGGTGTCGTGGTTATGGTTGTCTGCATCATATTTTATGGCAAGCCATTGAACAGAGTCCAGATGGGCGAACGCCGCGCCGGTCAGAGGACTTGCAACCGTCCACGGATCATGGTTCTTTGTGTAGGTCATATTATCCCCGCATCACGAAAGCCAATGCATAATAAGGCGGCATTTTCTGTTGGTCTGTTGTTCCCGCGAATGTGGCAGTGTGCCCGTGTGCCGTGCCAGACCCCGCGTATCCGGTATATTCATCATGTGTGACAGCCACGCTGCACATATTATACCCACCTGATCCGGTCGGGCCAGAATCCACAAGATGCGGATAATAATCTTCAATTCCGGTGTGTGTGTGCAACGGAATTTCAGCGGCCGTCAATGCGTGATTTCCGATGGTCACGGACGCCGTTGTCGTAAGTGTGTTTGAGCCACTCGAAGACCCCTGCGCATATGTAGGACCGGTGCCCACAACGCATTTGCCCCTGAGATCGGGGGTACCATTCGCGCCGTTGCATAGATAGTATCCTGCTGGTATAGTTAGAATCGATCCATGCCACAAGACAATGCATCCGCTCGGGCACCCAAGCTCAATAATTTCATCGGCTGTCATTCCATCCAGTGTCTGGCATATTAAGCCCGACGTATGCCCGTCTGTGAGGGATGTAAAATATTTGGAATCGCATTCCTCTGTATAGTAGCGTTCCGAGTGTGTAATTGCATCGATGTACGAAACGGCCTCGCTGTGCATGGTCTCAAGATTATTCAGGCCGTCCACTTTGTCCTGTGTGGTCATGCCCGTTTCCCGCCAGGCCGTGATAGTGTAGCTCATGTCCATCCTGGGTCCATCGAGTCTGTCATGTTTAATTGAGCACTTTCAAGCGAATTCTTCATTTTGCTCCAAGAGTGCTTACTCATTTCGATTCCGGTTCCTGCGGTACTCGTCGCTTCAACTCCCCCAAAAAGGGCAACTGCGGTGATCTGCCCATTCCCGTCTGCGGCCAATATCAGGCATGTCGTCAGAATCGACCTAGCATCCGACGCATCCTCTTGCAATGTCACCTGCTGCCGGAAGAACTCTTGATCATAGGCATCATAGAGAACCACATGCGTGAGCCGGTCCTCATGCGCGAGGCATGGGAAGTCCACCGACGCAGGCGTGGTTACCCCATCGGGATAAACCTGTATAAATGGGTTGGGATGATCCGTTTCATACCAGACCTTCGTGAACTCATCCAGCCCCTGCACCACATCCGCCTCGCCCGCCTGCTCACCCGCCTGTTTCTTCATTTCGGCAACTATGCCGCAGAAGATGTTCTGCCAACTCTGCTCAACCGGCCCCTCGCAGGTCTGAATAGAATATGTCGTGATGCCATCTGGCCAGGACACCCGCATCGAATAGATGAGCATCGATGAGGCGGACAGACCAAGCGCGGCCAAGGTGATAGTCTGCATGGTGCCGACCGCCAGACCGCTGACCAACGTATCATATTCAAGTTTGCGGCCAACGCTAGCATAGGCGGCCAATTTGGCTTGAGCCGCTTCTAGTGCGGTTGCCTGCGATTTTAGGGATATGTCCTTGATGGTCTTCTCTATCTTGCCAGTGCCGAAGCCTTGGGCCAACCTTTGCCTCGTGACCTCCGATTGTTGCGTGGCCTTTGCTATCAATTTGAAATAGCCCGTATAGGTGATGGAAAGAATATCGGTTGCAGCGAGCGGAGTGGCGGTCAGATCCTGGGTGACCGATGCACTCGACTCATTCCAATAATAATCA